GGCGTAGATGCTCGAAGCGTTCGTGGCGGTGCCCTGAACCTCCGTGCGGGTGATGATGTCCGCGCCGGCGGCGGTCTGCCCGATGTCCAGCAGGGGGATGCCGTTGTACGTGGGGACACGCTTCCCGGTCATCGCCTCAGTGATCCAATCAGCCCCACCGAGACGGCGGGCTGAGGACATGATCCGACCGATGATCGCGGCGTTCGTGTACAGGGCACCGTTCGCGCCGTTCAGGCCCGGGACAGCGGCCACAAGGGCGTCCAGTGCGTCAAAGAAGTCGTGGCCCGCGGTGACAGGTCCCATGCCGTTCGTGGCGGCGTCGATGACCTGCGCACCCGTGAGGCGCTTCTTCAAACCGTCGAAGCCCTTCGGGTCAACGGCCACGTCACCGTTGATGAACGTGTCCTGGAACTTGTACGACACGGCCTTGACCTTCGCGGCCGTCTGGAGGGCCTTCTGGTCGTTGAGCTGCGAACCGGTAGCGACGATGAACTTGTCCACGTCGGCGTCGCCACCGAGAATCACAAGACCCTCAGACTTCTGGTTGAACGTACCCGTGGACTCGGTGTACGCCTCGTTGACGCCACGGAAAGCCACACCGGGGAGGGTGCCCTCAGTGTTGTACGAGTAGGAGTTGCCGCCGATGCCCTTGATGGGGAGACGGTCGAGGACTGGGGAGTTCTGGACGAAGAGTTCGACGACGCCGCGCTGGAGGTCCTGGGGGATGAGCGGGGCGGCCTGTGCAAGTGTTACAGCCATTTCGGGGTTCCTTTACTAGGGGGTGTTGAATGCTGCCGCGAGCCGGGGTCGTCCCGGTGCGACGTTGGTTTGGCGCTGCTCTCCGGTCCCGCCGGTGAAGTCTGCGCCGCTCGTGCCAGCCGCCCGGACTAGCTTGAGTTTGGGGTTGTCTTTGACCGCGTCCTCGATCGCCTTGGTGATGGCTTTCGAGTCTGTTGGGTCGATGTCCGTGAGCTTCGCCAGGAAGCCGCGGGAGTCTAGGAGGGCGTCGGCGTCAGCGCCGGCCTTGTTTGCCGCTTTGTACACGGCGAGTTCGGTTTTAGCCTGTGTGGCTTCGGTGGACAGTGCGCCGATCTGCTTGGTGAGTTCGGCGGGGTCGGCCTTGGTGTCGCCGTCCTTGATGAGGCCGAGCGCTTTCCCGATGGACTGGGTGAGCTCGTTGCGTGCTTCTTCGGCGGCTTTGTTCTTGGCGGTGGTGCGGTCTTTGCCGTTCTCGGCGCGGAGACGCTCGATCTCGGCTTTCGCCTTGTCCGGGTCTGACCACGGGTTGTCCGCCGGCGGGTCGGTGGGCTTCGGATCAGCGGGAGGCGCAGGGTCACCGGCGGGAGGCGCGGGAGGATCGGCCGGGGCGGGGTCACCGTCCGCCATCATGGTGGCATCACCGAACGTGACCCGGTGATGTGCGAGGAGGGCTTCAATGCCTCCGGGTGCGTAGGGGTCGATTCCGTGAATGGTGCGGTGCTTGTGCATGACGGCCTCCAAGGCATAAAAAATGCACCCGACCTGTTTGGTGGGCGCTCTGGTTGGGTACGTGTTTAGCGTGCGGTCAGTGAGGTCCGGTACGCGAGGTTCTTACGGTCGTTGGTTTCGCGCCAGTCGCGGAACTCGGCTTGCGCTTGGCGGAGCTTCCTACGGGTAGCCCGAGCGGGTTCGGAGTCCTTGCCGTGGATCTCTTCGTCCACGATCACCCGGCGCTTCCACTCCCGGACACGCCGTTCGTAGGCTCGCTGTCGTTGCCGTAATGCGTCGCCTTCCGGGTCCTCAGTGCGCCCGAACGGTTTCGTAATCCCCACAATGTAGAGCCCTTGTGAGTGGCGGCAGTTGGCGTGGTAGAGGCCAGCAGCGACAGCCTCAGCCACGGAACCCCACACGCCCACACCATCACCCAGTGTGCCGCGTGTGCGTCCGCTGATCGACAGGACCTTACCCTCGATGGGTCGGCAGAGCGCGCACTCTTCAAGATGGTCGGAGACGATGACGAGGTCTTGCCCGAGGTCGCCCAGCTTGTCCGTGTGGCCTTGCAGGGAAGCCTGAGCGGCCTGTGTGCGTGCGGCCATCTCCGCGTACGAGGCGAGTTCCCAGTTCCGGCCTGACACGTCCGTGAACCCGGTAACACCCCTAGAGGCGTACCGTTTCAACGCCTGCGCTGACGCCTCCCGCCGTGTGAGCGTCCCGGTGAGCATTTGCGCCGCGGTTTCCCGCGTCACCTGATCGTAAGTATCAGCAACCCAGCGGCGCACCCGGAACAGCGTCGAGTTCAACGGCGCCAACGTCGCCGACACGAACCCGCCAATGGACGGCGGCACCGGTGGTGAAGCCAACGCCCCCGCACCCCTACCAACCGCCTCTAGATCAGCTACGGCGGCCGCGGTCCCCCGGTTGTACGCCATCCGCATGGCCCGTTCCACAGCACCCGGAACGCCCCGCTCAAGGTCTGAGAGGAGTGTGTCGAGTTGCCGGTTCAGGTCTTGCAGGTCCGCGTACTTCCGGTCCAACCACGTTTCAGACGTGATGCCTTTGCCGATCTGCCTTGCGAGGCGATGAAGTATCGCCTCTTCGGCGTCCTGGTAGATGTCCCTGATGACCTTGACAAGCTCGGCCGCACTGTTGGGCATCAGGGCCATGACGTGATCCTACTCCTCGAGCTCAGCAGCAGGTGGGCGGAACGTTTCGGGGTCCTCAACCGGCGGCAAAGCGTCCTCCGCCATGATCCGGACCACCTCTTCCTCGATCCACGTCTCATCAGCGGACGGGTTCGTGATGCGTACGAGAGTCTCCGTCGAAGCGGCCTTCGCGTTCCGCAACGTCTGGACGATCTGCGCCAACACCAACGGGTCCTGGCGTGAAGCCGACGCGAACTGCACGTCAATCTTCGGGTCAACGTCTCCCCCTCCCTTGAGCAGGACGGCATCGATCGCGAGGCACTTCCGGAGCAGCCGTTCAATGGCCGGCTCCCACGCCCGTATCTTCCGTTTCCGCGTCTGCTGAGAGAGCGAGTCCTCAGAGGACACTTCCGTCGCCGTCTTATCAGTCGCGCCGTGCTCCCCCGCCAGCCCAAAGGAACGCGGTGAGTACCCTGCGGACCGGACAATACGGTGGAGGATGTCCTCCATGATGCGCAGGTGTTCATCCACCCGGATCTTGAACTGGACCTGCTCAATGGGCAAGCCGGCGTCCTTCACCGAACCCGGGGCCGCATTCAACCCCGTGAACAGCGACGAATCCTGGAACACTGCACCCTGGCCGGGGCCGTTGGAGCGGAGCATCGTCTCAGCCACCAGCAGGCGTGACTTGCCGTCCTCAAGGTCGCGCATGAGCGACGTGTACGTCTTGTCGTAGGCGTCCAAGTCACCGAGTAGGCCCTCAAGGTCGCTACGGCCGAGGTGTGCGCCGAGGGGGTGTTTCCGCCACACCTTCGACTGCTCAAGGTTGCGCACATACTCAACATCCAAGCCGGGGGTGCCGGTGCTGATCGTGTCACCGTCGATGAGAGGCTGCGAGGCCAGCCATGCGGTTTCCGTGCGGTCCTGGTACGGCCGCCGCGTCCCCAACTGGTCTTTCGTGCCCTCGTACAGCCCGTGCCGGATGACCCCGACACCGGCCGCGTCGAGTTCGTGGCATTCGAGGTGGCGCCAGACGGTGGCGTTCTCCTCCGCCAGCACCCGCCAAAAGGTGACAGCCGTGAGCCGGCCCCAACGGAATGTGGGCCATGCGAGGTCCGCGTCCACCTTCGTGATGAACGCATGATCATGGACCGCTGTGTCCCAGGTGGCCCGGAGGAACGTCCCACCCAAGCCACTGGAGAGTTCAGCGGCGCCGACGAACACGGTATGCGCAGACTCAAGGATCAGATCCAAGCGCTCCTGCGTCTTAGCGTCAGGCTCAGCGTCGTCCTCAACCGCCACAGTTGCGGTGATCGGATCCGAGAACAACAGGTCACTGTTCACCCGGCAAATATCCGACGCCAACGGGGCGTGCATCTTCACCTCGTTACCGGAGGGGTCCTGCTTACCCCAAAACACGCCGATCGGGCCGATGTTGAAGCCCTTCGCGTACCCGGTGGTCGTCCCGCCGCCGTAGATTCCGGTGAGGGCTTTTGTGTCGCCGGTGATCCACGCGTCGTAGGTGGCGTACACGTCGAGGATTTGCGCGAGTTCCGGCGGCGGCCACTTCTGATCATTGCCAGGCAACGGCATGAGGCCCCCTATGCGGCTAGATCGACGTAGTTACGCCAGTTCGTTTCAGTCGTGATGATCGCATACCGGAACGCATCGATACTGTGGTCGGCGACCTTGATCGGCTCATCCAAACCCTTGTCCGTGGCTTTTGGATTCCACGAATACCCGGGAATCTCACCGATCAGGCCCTTGCACCGGTCCGACACAAGCAGGTTCCCAGTCGCCAGCAGCGACGACATGGTCCGGATCCCGTACAGGACGTCGTTCTCGGCGTTGATCACATTGCTGACGCCGTCCTGGGTGAGCTGCACCTTGAACGACGCGGCCGCAGGGTCAACGCACACCCATTCCGGCTGCACCGTCTGCGACATGTGATGCTGCTGGGTTAGCCATTCGCGGATCTGCCGGGACAGGTCCCCGTCCGTCAACGAGCGTTGCGTGGCTTTCGAGTCGTGCCGCCACTCATCGATCGCGTACAACCGGTTGTCGATGCCCAACCCCAACAGAATCGCGCTGGTCGCGTTCGTCGTACCGTAGTCCAACCCGAGGGACAGGACGCGCTGCATGGGCGGTAGGGACTCCCACGGGACCACATGCGTGTCGTGGTCCCAAGCGTCGAAGATCGCACCCTCAGCGGCGACCCACTCGGCCTGAATGTACCGGCGGTAGAAGAGCCCGCTGTAGGACTTCTTCGTGCGCTCCACATACTCGGCCGGGAGGCTCTTGTTGTCGTCGAGGATGAACGTGTACCGGTACAGGTCAAGTGCGCCCGGGTCCGGGTTACGGTGGATCGTGCCGTGCTTATCAATCCACAGCATGGCCTTGTCCAGCCAGTTCACTTTCAACCAGTGAACGGGACCCTCCGGGTTGGAAGTCAGCCACAGCTTCGCACCCTGCACGGACAGGCGCGAGTACAGCATGTTGAAGTACGACTCCGGAAGGGTGGACGCCTCATCAACGTACGCGCCGGCCAAGGTGAGGCCCTGGATCTTCGTCCTAGCGGCTTCGTTGTTCGCCCCAATGATCAACACCCGGCGGCCGAGGATCTCGACGTACCCTTCGCCCGTGTTGATGCGGACCCGTTTCGACCCGAACAACTCCTGCAACGGTAGGAGGAGGTTGTTGATGATGGTGCGTTCCGTCTTGCCGGTCATCAGCAGGTTCCCGGCGGGACCGTTACGGATGAAGTGCACCCACTCGAGGAGGGACGTAAACGTTTTCGAGGACCGGACACTACCCTCATAGGCTTCAATGGACGGCGAGTTGTGTTGCACGGCTAGTAGTGATTTGCCGGTGAAGGGGACGGGGTTAGGCATCGGGTGTTCCGCCCATCATGTAGGCGAGCCACTTGTCCACGGCGGGGAGGTCCTTCTCACTGGAGTCCATACGCTCGAGGGCCATGTGCTTGTCGGCCAGGATGCCCACGACGGTGCCGAGGTCGCGGATGGCGAACTCAGCGTGCTTGTCGTCGAGCATGACGTTGATCCGGTCGAGTGCTTTACGGGCGGTGGTGATGGAGTCCGCGGCTAGGAGCGCCCGAACCTTTTTGGTGTCAACCTGCTTGGCTTTGGTGGCCGTCTCGGTGGCGGTCCGGTCGAACGTCAGCCCTGCGGCGGCGCAGATCTTCGACACACTGTCGTTGGAGACGCCGGCACGACGCGCTATCTCGTTGCGGGGCAGCCCTTGCCCGTGGAGGTCGCGGATTTCCTGCCGTTTCTGTTCGGTGATGCGAGGCACAAGCCGCTCACCCCCTTTAGTTGGGCCTAGAAGTCGGTATTGGCGCGGCGCTTGGCTTTCGCGTCAGCATCACGTTGTATACGGGCACCATCGACGAGTGCGGTGATGTAGATCGTTAGGATCGCTGCGACTACTCCCACTGCGGTCCAGCCGTGTAAAGCGTCGCGGGCCAGCCACAGGAGTCCAATGGCTGCGATGAGGTAAACAACATAGCCGAGGTTTTCCCTCATTATGCGTCCATGAAGTAGCGCTCGGGCTGCTCCCACGAGTACGTGGTCCCGCAGTCTTTGTTCGTGCAGACCAGCCATGGGCATTTGCTGGTGCAGTGGAGTTTCGAGTATTCGCGGGCGTTATGGCCGCAGACGGGGCATTCAACGTCATGCACGGCAGCCCCCGTATCTGTGAACTGAGGGGGCAGCATCAACCCGTGACGTTTCGGCCACGTTTGCATGCCCCCGAGTGGACCGTGCGGGAGTCGAACCCGCTACTCGTTGCCGTTCGGCCCTTGAGCCCCCGTAGGTGGTGTCATTGCCAGCGAGAAACGACCGGCTCTTCCACCTTCACCCGTATGAAAGGCGAGTGTTGACGGGGGACATGCGAAAGGCCCCGGTTTCCCGGAGCCAATACACGCACTATGACCAGACTATGGCTAAAAACCGGTACTGTCAAGCGATGGAACGAGAACTGATGGGCGAAGTTATTCGTCCTCCACCAGTTGCTTCGTGAGTGCGTTCCAGTCGATCACCCGCGGGTCCATTTGCACAGCAGTGGCTATCGCGGTGGTCGCCTCAAGCCAAACGTTCCGCATAGCATAGATGACCTCCTGCACCTCTCCCAGCCGTTCTTTCGGGAACCCTTCCGGGTCGCTCAAGAACTCCTGTGCTACTTCCAGTTGCGTTGCTGTCAAGTCGCTCATGCTGCCATTCTTCCACTCGGTGTTGCCCGGTACGCGTTCCACACAGCCGCCGGCGTGAATAGCCCATCGCCCACACTGTCGAGCTTCCCCGCGTACACCCACGCCCGCGCACGCTTGATCTTGATGTTCGCGTGACCCGACGATGCCAGCCACCGGAGGATGTCCGTCAACGGGGCCGCCACATGCCATGCTTCCCCGATGATCCACCGTTGCCGTTCCATCACATCGCACGTGTTACCGCACGTCCGGCACCGGCCGAAGCTCGAGCCCACGATCGCGACCATCTCCCCCGGACACTCCACACCCTCGAAACTGTTCCCACACGCACCCAACGTGATCCTGTCCGCGGCCCGGTCTGTCACGGTGGTGCACCGGTTCACGGCGTCGAGGATCTCCTCGAACATGTCCCCCGCCCAATCCTGGGTCCGGGCCGTGTTCATCAACCGGAGCAAATGTGAGGCGGCTTCGCTGGCCCCGTCCTCACCGGTGAGCTCGACAAGGTGGGACGCCCACCCTTTCAGCCGTGCCTCCAACGTGAACTTGCAGTCCAACGCGGTGTCGTTCGCCGGCGACTTGGATCCCGTACCCATGGACCGGATCGCGGCCCCGGAAGCGTCCAACCGTGCGATCGTGGTCTCCAGTTCGGCGAGCACCGAATCGACTTCCGCCAACGCTTGCTCGAGCGTGCTCGTGTCCTTGTGGCAGAGGGTGATCCCGTCCCCTGGTTGTACCTGACACTCGGTCACTGTGCACACCATGATTCCCCTTTATCGTCTGCTGGTACCCATTTTATCGCCTCACGGGACTTATTCGATGTGCGGGTTTCGGGTGTTGTTGCGGCGGTCAGCCTCCCACAGGTCGTCCTGCGGAGTCTCGATCACGGGGAGGCGGAGTATGCGGGCGTTGTGGCACCGGCATTCCTTGTGCCCGCAGTTGTAGGGTGTCCGGCAGCGGGCGCAGCAGCGGGTCATTTGGTCTCCTTCTTCGGGTGGCAGGCGCACTGTCGGTTCTTCCGGCACCGCCCTGAGTAGTACGACCGGCAGCACCACGCCCTACACGGGGTCAACACGGTGCCTCCAGATGTTTCATGCGACTAACACCACGGGTGCGACCGGCGCCGGGTGGTGCAGGTCGTAGTCGGGATGTGAGGGATGGTGTGGTTGATCCATGTCCGGGTAGTCGTAGTCCCAGTACTCAGACGGTGAGCTGTTCATCTTGGGGCTTTCCCGTTCCGTAGTAGTGGTGGCGCCCATTCGATGCCCCGTACAGCGCGGGCAACCTGACGGGCCTCGATAGCCTGGCGCTTACGACGCTTGACTGAGACTTTCCGTAGTCGCCGTCGCAGCTTCGGGTGAATCCACTCCCACCGATACGGGCGGCTCACTTCTCAACCTCTTCCGTTTGCAATCGCCTTTTCAACTGGTCGGGGTTGCTGGTCATCCCGAGAACCGTCTCTTCAATCGAGCCCACCAACTCGGGTGCTGGACCACCGGCTCGCAACATGTCAGGCAGCGGTCTAGCAGGATCAGAGTGCCGGGCCTCGGTCGGTGCCATAGATCCGGCTGGCTCATGACTTCTCCTTGATGTTGAGGGTCACCAAGTCTTCGCGTTCGATCCCGTGTGCGTGCTCGGTGGGGATGGCTAGGACGAGGATGGTGATGCCGCTGGCGGGTTTGGGGAGGATGCCGTCAATGACAGCCTGAACGTCCCGGCTCATGGCTGCGGCTCCCATAGGACCGTGGCGGGGAGTGGCACTTGCCTACTACCAAACTCCCGCTGCTCATTGGTCATCGACCAGAACGGGAACTCTTTGTCGTCTGGGTAGCAACCCTTTTCGTAGACCCTGCCGCCCGCAGTTCGGATGACAGTATCCACCGGCAGCGCGTCGAGTTCTTCCGCTGTGGTGATGGTGCGCGGCTTACGGTAGCCAGCCTCGATTAGCTCCTCCGCCATGCTCTTGCTGGAGGATGTTGCGACTCCTAGGTGGCGGATGGCCATATCCCAAAGCAAGTCGGCCAGTTCGTCTCGCTCGCTCATGCTGCGTTCTCTTTCAGTTCGGTGTAAACGTGGATGGTGTAGGCGGGGCAGTCAGGGTCAGAGATGAGCACTGTGAGCCCCCGCGACCGGATACACGTACACTTCGTGGCGCTCATTTGCAGCAGTCCTCGTGATCGTGGCCTGGATGAGCGGAGTAATCCGGGCCGGTGAAGTCGTCGTCTCCTGTGTCGGGCACTACCGGGGCCGTCGTGTGAGCGAGCTGGTCACGTAACCGCTGATCCCGTTTCACATACCCGTTCTCCCGCAACCACTGTTCGAGGTACGGCATGGCACGCGGCGACACTTCCACGCCTTCTTGGTTCGTGCAGTACGTGACCGATTCGGAGATCAGAATGTGCGGGCTCACAGCAACGTCTCCTCATGGATCGGGACGCACCGGGTCGGATAGTGGCGCGTATCGAGCGTGTGCGTAGCGTGGCCAGCAAGAATGTGATCGGCGGTCGGGTCTTGGATGTACTGCCACGCCCGATAGATCGCCTCAGCCAGCTGCTTGTCCGTGGTGTTCCGCATCCAGAACCCATTCGGGTCAGCGTGCCCGATCGACTCTCTCCGCCCGTCGTCGTGCAGTTCCATCCACGACATGGCCCGCGCCTGGTCACCCCACAGGACGGCGACGGTCGGCTCTTTGCGGCTCATGACTCGCCCCTCAACGCGGCAAGGACAGCGCGGGCCTTGTCCCTGAATAGTGCACGCTGTATTTCGAGGAATCCGTCCCAGTAGTCCAGCACCTCAGCATTCGCTAGCACCTGCGCTATTCGTTCCACCGTTTCGTCGTCCACGCGCAACCGTACGAAACCAGCCGCACGATCCGCCTCATCCGCAGCAGCAAGGGCCTCCTTGGCGAGAGTCAAGGGGTAAAGGCTGAGTGCGTGCCCTACCGCCCGTCGCCGCTCCTGAATGATGCGGGCTGCCACTTCTGCCCGCGGGTCGGTGTTGCCGCCGTGGAACGTCGCCGCCAGCTTCTCAGATGCCCCCACGATCAGCCTCCAATGCGTTAGTGATGGCCTCGATTACGTCGTCGGCTGCAACGATTCCTGACGCTGACTCGCCACCGAAAACAGTGAATCGTGGTGCCTTTGAAGCAAGGTCCAGTACGGCTTGGACGGCGTTCAGGAGGCGGGCCACATCCGTAGGCGCGTTGGCGATGAACTCGGCGTCGCTGACGTGCATGCCAGCCTCAGCAACCACGTCACCGTGTGCGCTGCGGGTCTCGTAGACGGCGTAGCGACTCGCCTCCCATGGTCCTGGTGTGGCTGCGCTGAGCCGTCCCCGGATCTCGTCAAGGTGTTCCATCATGCGCCTCTCACGGTTTCACGCTTCATGTCGCAGAAGTTGTCCACCGCGTACATCAGGTCACGGACCGCCATCTGCAACTTGCTCGGCGGTGTCGTCGCCGCGGCCGCACGATTGAACTCAAGGCATGCGGTGTCAAGCTGCTTCTTCGCCTGCTCTAGGGGGGTGTTTTCGGGTAACGTTGTCATTGGGAGCCCCTTCCGGCTTCCTGGCCCCGGCAGCGGATCTGAACAAACGCTGAACCGGGGCACTTACTTTTGGTGATAGAACCAGTCTATCGCTTGGTAGGGCCGATGTCATCGCTTCACGGGGCCGATTTCAATGACAGCACCGGACGGAACATCATCCGCGTACACCTTCGAACAGGTCACCTCGACGACCTGCGAGTCATCCCCGTACGCGCCGGCGGACTTCAACGCGTCCAACGTGGAACGAAGCAGCTTGTCCAGGTCCGGCTTCACCGTCGGGACCGGACGGGACCTCACACTCACACTCCGAGGCCGCGGCAACCGGAACACGATCCCCACCCACACGGCACCCACCAACGGGGCCTCGAAGTGCTCCGCGACCGCGTGCCGCACATCCTCACGCCACGGCTTCACCTTCGCCGACGACTCCACCAGGACCGCCCTGCCCTTCACCACGAAACCCCGCTTCGACCCCTGCGGCGCCGGCACACCACGCACCACAACACGCGTGCGCGTTTCCACGATA